CCAGGCGAATGAAACGCATTGGCAAAGCCTACAAGGATATCCTCGACCGCATTCCTGCATCACCATCAGTAAACCAGCGCTACACCTTCGAACTCGACTCCACCCAGCTATCAATGCTCCTCAGCAATGCCTCATTGCTGGTGGATGAGATTCTGGGTGCGGATAACGAGACGGGGTTCTGGTTCTGGACTGATTACGTCAACCCGGCGTATCAGCGCGGCACGGCGCAGGAATTTGCCAATCTGGCGCAGCAGTCAGCCGTGTACGCGGCAGGACAGGAAAGCGTATCGGCAATCCTCCTGAGTGAGCCGTACCGCCGCAGACTAATTCTGGTTCGCGCTCGCACCTTTGAGGAAATGAAGAACATCAGTGCCACTGTTAAAGCCGATATGGCGAGGATACTGACCGATGGTCTCGGGCGCGGACAGAACCCTCTGGAGATAGCGAAGCGCATCACTGAGCAGACAGGTATTGAGTCTCGCCGGGCTAATCGTATTGCCCGGACGGAGATTACCACCGCGCTGCGCCGTGGTCGATGGGATGAATCAGATGAGGCAACGGAGCAATACGGGATACTCACCCGTCAACTGCATTTGTCAGCGCTCAGCACGACCACCAGGCAGTCTCACGCGTTACGACATGGAAAGCTCTACACAACGGAAGATGTGAGGGAGTGGTACAGCATCAATGGAAACGCAATCAACTGCAAATGCACTCAGGTATCTGTTCTCGTTGATGAGGCGGGAAATCCTCTTTACCCGAACGTTATCAACATGGCCAAAAAAAGGCTGGAGAAAGCGAAGCAGGCAGGACTGGTTCCCAATTATTCGCATTGCGGTTGTGGGCGCAAGCACGCTGCATAAACGTGAGAATCTTCAATGAAAGTACAGGTTAATGTCACTTCAAAAGTGAACAGCAAAGCCATTCGCAGGGAACAACACAACGGACGTGAGCACTGGGTTGTTCCCTCCTACACCCTCCCAGCTAACGTGGTCATGAACGGCGGACTCTATCCTGCCAGCGAAATTGACCAGCACTATACCGGTCTGGAAGGGACGCTGGCACCGCTGGGACATCCACAGGTAAACGGCCAGTTTGTTTCGGCTTTCAGTCCTGAAGGCTTGAATGTGGGATATGTCGGGGCGTGGAACAAAAACGTCAAGAAGTCAGGTAACCGTGTCTACGTCGAGAAGTGGATCGACACAGAAGTGGCAAAGCGTACAGATGATGGCAAGCGTCTTCTTGAGCGTCTTGAGGCGCTGGAGAAAGGCGATGATGTTCCGCCAATCCATACCAGCGTTGCCGTATTCCTGGAAGAACTGGAAGCGAACGATGAGCAGAAAGCTCAGGGGGCTTCATGGGTTGCGAAAATTCACGCGATGGATCATGACGCCATCCTTCTGGATGAGGTTGGCGCGGCCACACCAGATCAGGGGGTAGGGATGATGGTTAACGCTGACCTCGCCACGCCACTGAAGGCTAATTCCGGTGCGCTGGTTGGCGAAACCTATCGCGAGCGAGAGCGGCGTCTGGAGAAGTATGCGAAAGATAAATTCGCTCCCGGAGAGAAAGAATACGCCTGGGTGGCTGACTTCACTGACTCGCAGGCCGTAATCATCCTCAACAATGGTGATCCGAAGGTTTACGGATACAAATCTGAGGGCGGAAAGATTGTCTTTGACGATACCTGGACAGAGGTTCAGCGCCAGAGTTCATGGGTTGCCGTCGTCAACAAGCTCAAATCATTTTTCACACCGCAGGATAACCCTGCACCAAACCACAAAATGGAGGGCGACATGCCTTTAACCAAAGAAGAACTGGAACAAATCGGAAGCATGGTTAGCGAGGCCGTCGCCACCAATACCGAAAAGGCTATCAAGCCTCTCGCGGAAAAGGTTGATGCTCTACAGGCCAATCAGCAACAACTTTCTGAAGCCCTGACTGCCAACTCCCGCGCCGAAGAGAAAACGAAGCGTGAAGCGGTGGCAAAAGTTCACGGCGAGATTGTGGCTAACGCCCTGTCTGGCGAAGCGCTGGACGCGATGTACAAAACCATTGGTGATGCCGCACCGCTGGGTACTAACTCTGCTCAGCATCAGAAAGAAACTGGCGCACCTGCCGCATCTGAATACTTCAAATAAGGAGCCTAGATAATGTCACGTTATCGTCGCGTTAATATCGACGGGGAATCGCTCTACAAGACCGAAACCCGCCTCACCTCCGCAGAACTACTGCCAGGCACTGCCGTCACTATTAACAGTGATGGTAAGTTCGCACAAGCCACTGCATTAACTGGCCGCATGTACATTATCGATTGCGCTTATCATCAGGGACTTGGCATTCGTGATGCCGTTCCTGCTGGCGATTCTGCTGTTGGCAACTATGTAGAAGAAGGCCGTGAACTTGCGCTTCTGTGTGTACCTGGCGCGTACAAGAAGGACAGCCCGATTAAGCTTGGCGCGGCTGGTCAATTCACACTGGCAACTGGCGACACCGATTCAGTAATCGGCTACAGCCAGGACGAGTTCACCATCGCAGCCAGTACCACCGATTTCATTCGCGTTCGTATGCGCGTTGGCACTGCCGCTGCAGGCGCGTAACAAAAGGATAAACATATATGTATTTCTCTAAAGAGACACTGGCGACCAACTCGCGCCTTGGTGGTCACTGGAATGAGCTTTGGGCAAACCGCAACATGTGGAACGCACAGCATGATGCCATGATTGCGGCAAATCGTTCTAATATGACTCCTGAATGGCTAGCGGTTAATGCTGTAGGCGGTTTTACGCGTGATTTCTGGGCCGAAATTGACCGTCAGGTGCTGCAACTGCGTGATCAGGAGGTTGGCATGGAAATCGTCAACGACCTGATTGGTGTGCAGACCGTTCTTCCTGTTGGCAAAACAGCAAAGCTTTACAACGTTATTGGTGATATCGCTGATGATGTTTCTGTAAGCATTGACGGTCAGGCTCCATTCTCATTTGACCATACCGAATATGCGAGCGACGGAGACCCGATTCCGGTATTCACCGCAGGTTACGGTGTGAACTGGCGTCATGCTGCTGGTCTTAACTCTCTCGGTATTGACCTTGTGCTGGATTCGCAGATGGCTAAAATGCGCAAGTTTAACCAGAAGCGCGTCAACTACTATCTGAACGGCGACCCGAATATTCAGGTGCAGTCCTACCCGGCGCAGGGTATCAAAAACCACCGTAACACCAAGAAGATCAACCTTGGTTCTGGTTCTGGTGGCGCAAATATCGACCTGACCACTGCCGATATGACAGCACTGTTTGCTTTCTTCGGGAAAGGCGCATTTGGTACGCTGGCGCGCGCCAACAAAGTCGCTCAGTATGATGTGATGTGGGTGTCACCTGAAATCTGGGCTAACCTGGCTCAACCATATGTAGTAAACGGCGTAGTTAGCGGCAACGTACTGAATGCTGTGCTGCCATTTGCGCCTGTTCGTGAAATTCGCCAGACCTTTGCGCTCAGTGGCAACGAGTTCATTGCCTATGTTCGCCGTCAGGACATCATTTCTCCGCTGGTTGGTATGGCTGTTGGCGTCGTGCCGCTGCCGCGTCCGTTACCTAACGTTAACTACAACTTCCAGATCATGTCTGCTGAAGGTTTGCAAATCACCGCAGACGACCAAGGCCTGTCCGGAGTTGTCTATGGCGCTAACCTTGTGTAAGGAAATGGTATGGCTAAATACGAAGTTGTACGACCATGGTTCGGCGTAAAGGTTGGCGATGTGGTGGATATAAAAGAACTGCATCCAGCCCTGAAGTCGAACGTTCGCCTGATGCGTGGAGAGGCGGGTGGTGACCTAACACCGGCAACTCCAGAAGCGAAATCAGGCCGACGCCGTAAAAACGAAGAAGACGAATAGCCGCGAAAGCGGTTTTTTTATGCCCTCTTCGGAGGGCCATAAGAGGTTCGCATGATTACCACAGAACAGGCCAAGGAATATCTGGAGTCAGTGGGTATCACGCTGCCAGATTTCATTCTGCAGGCTATCGTAGAGCAGGCTAACAGTATTCAGGAGTGCCTCGATGCACATTACCCGCCCGCAACGGCGCTGCTAATTCAGTCCTATTTACTGGGTTTAATGGCGCTGGGGCAGGGTGATAGATACATCAGCTCTCAGACCGCGCCTAACGGCGCATCGCGTTCATTTCGGTATCAGTCTTTTGCTGACCGATGGAAGGGGGCATTGTCACTGCTGCGTGGCGCTGACAAATTCAGGTGTGCCAATGGACTCATCCCTCCAGACCCGACCAATACAGCGTTTGCTGGTATCTGGATTGGTAAAGGTGGTTGCATGTGTAATGGGGATAAGTAATGGCATGGATATCGGTTAAGCAGCGATTGCCTGAGCCGTTCGTCAAAGTCTGGGTGATGACAGACATTGGTAAGCGCGTTACCGGCTATGTCAAAAGCAACGGTGACTGGTATCTGTTGTGTCGAAAGGTGGCAGCGGAAAAACCGGAGGTGATCCGGTGGAAGGATGGCAATGTCTGAAATAGCACGCTGGAGTTACACCAATGTTGCGACCATCTACCCGCGCGTCTACGACGACTGGAACAACACATGGACAAACGGCACCCCATACCTGATTGACTGCACCTGGACGGCGAACAATGAAGTTGCTGTTGATACCAGTGGTAAGGAGTTCACCACCAACCTGATTTTTTTCACTGAGCTGAAGCGTAATGGCGTCACAGCAAACATGCCGCAGCGAGACTGGTACATCGCCAGAGGTGACACCACGGCGCTATCAGATCCGCTTAAAGCCGGCGCGAACGTTATCAGGGCCGTAACCGACTGGGATATGTCATTTTTCGGCGAAGAGCCAGATTACAAAATCATGACGTGAGGTAATCATGCCCGTTAAAGGTATCAAGCGCATCCAGATGAATACCC